GAGGACTACCTCTGCGTCTGCGTTCTTTTTCTGTAACGCTTCTAATTCTTCTAAAGATCTTAAATCGTCTGCCTTTTGCTCTGTTTTTAACGCCTGTAGAGCCTTTACCCTGGTTTCTTCTTCTTTAGATAGTTTGCCCTGGGCTGCTGCTGCTAGTTGGATATTATCTAAATCAAACTTAGCCTGTAGTTTCTTTACTGCCGCTGTTTGCTTTTCTAGTGCCAGCCTTTGCTTTGCGTCTTTTATAGCTTTTGCTGCCGCCTTTTCGGCGGCCTTTTCTGTTGCCCTCGGGCTTTGTCTGTTTGTGCCTATATTTTCTGCAGCTACGGTAGCTCTACCTAAATCAGCTAAAAGAGTAATAAGTGAACCAATACCGCTAAACTTTAAACCTACCCCTAATAATTTACCAAACGTACTATCTGTTACTTTATCTATTAAAACACTCATGCCAGTAATCGCGAACCCTATTTCGCTGGCAAACTTTTCCATAGATGAAGCCGCATTATCTATGCCTTTTTCGTCGCCTATTCTTTCAATGCCTTTAATTAAAGCAAAGCCGATAGTTTCGCTAGCTTCTTTAGCGGCTATTTGTAATTTAGCCATAGAGCCTGCATAGGTATCTACTGCGGCGGCTGCCCCGCCTTTAAATAATACAGTTAACCGTTTTTGGATTTGTTCAAAGTTTAAAGTTTTTAATTCAGTTTTAGTTAAACCTACGCCTAATTTACCTAAAGCCGTATTTTGCCCCAGGTAGGCCTTACTTAAACTTTTTGAAACTTGCTCTACTTCAAAACCTGTAGAAGCTGAGATATCTAAAGTAAGTGCTAGTAATTGCTGAGCCTTGCCTAAATCTGAAGTAGCTCTAATTAGTGTGCTAAACGCGGGACGTAATTTATCTTCTGAAACAGCTGTAGCTCTTTGAAGGCTGTCTATATATGCATTAACCCCAGTAGCGGCAAACGCTAAACCTAGATTTTTAAGCTGGTTATTTAGTACTGCTACCGCTTTAGATTCCTCTAAAGCTGCCGTTACTGCCTTTTTAGTAAAGGCTGTTACTGCCGTAGTAGCTGCGGCAAAAGATAATTTAGAAGCTAGCCCCATTTTCTTAAAAGACTTTTCTAAACCGCCAATACCTTTAACGGCTTGCTTAGTACCTTTGTTGTTATAGCTGACAATTATCGGGACTTTAATAACCATTATTTAGCCAGCTTTCGATTTACTATAGCTTCGGCTTTTGCTATAGCTGCATTGGATTTAGTAATAATTTCTGGCCTATTGTCCTCTACAGCTTTGTAAGCTATACGGCCTTGCTTACCGCGTACTGTTACGTTTGACTGATCTCTAATAGCTTTAATGAACCTAGTACCCTGGGCAGTCTTACCATTATGCCTACCGGCCCACTCGTAGATATTACCGGCTGGGTCTGCGTTAATTAGTAAATAGGCTTTGCTAGTCCAGTTACCGCGCTTGCGCGCTCTGTCTATCTTTGTTTTTAATCCCATTTTTATAGGTTTGGCTTCAAAGGTTAAACGCGACCACTTGCCTTCTTTGACAGGTCTAGCCCAGCCGCTTAAAGGTGAAACCGTAGGCGATAATTGTCTAGCGTCTATCTGGGCTATTTTCATAGCCTGGTAAATTGTTTTATTCATCTCTTTTAAGGCTGCAGGGTCAAATTGGCGTAAAGCTCTAACCGTTTCATCTAGCCCTACGATTTTTGCTGTAGCCACGCTTTGCCGCCTCGTTTCTATCTTTTAGTACTTTGTAGACTGCCGCCAACATCTCCGGCGACATCTCTACAAACTCTTTAGGTGCTATGCCAGTTTCAACCGCTAAAGCTGCTATCTGGTAGGTGAGTAGTTGCCTATCACCTAACCAGCTAAAGGGTCGCTATCTAGCACCTCTACTGCCTTTAGGGTGTTAAGAAAAGCCTCACCAAATAGAGCTACAGTCTGCCCGCTGCGTTTAATCGCTAGCCAACAAAGGTAGTAGACGTCGGTCTGTTTTTCTTGTTCCCTAAAACATTTATTTATGCCCATTTTTGCGTACGCTTCAAACTCTACTTCGATAGCCGGCGTTATGTCGTATTCCTCGACTACGCCGGTATCGCGTGTAATTTTTAACCTTGCCATTTTCTAGCCCTCTTTTCTAATTAGCTTACTGCTGGAAACGGTGCTGTCTGTGCTGTAATGTCAAAAGTAAAGTCAAGTTGAGCTACTTCACCGTTAGCACCGTTAATAGGTGTGTAACCGTTTACGAAGCAAGAACCTTTATAAACTGGGTTTGTAGAACTTGCAGTAGAGCCGCTTGCGCCGATTTCAAACGCTGCAGACGTGCCGCTAAGGCTGTCTAGTACTGCACGTGTTGAACCTGCCCCGATAGCTGCCTGGTCAATATAAAGGCTGCCGCTAAGGGTTGAAGCCTGCAAACCCTTTAGGTATTTGTGTGCTGCGTCGCCCATAGCTGTAATTTCTAGCTGATCATAGTTTACGTTAATGCTAGCTGAGATAACTACGCTTGACATATCATAAGTACCTAGTTTTAGGTAAGTATTATTTGTAAAATAAATTGCCATTATTCCTGCACTTCCTTTACTTTAGTAGGGGTTGGGCTTACTGAGGTTTCCTCTAAAGCGCCAATTTTTAGCAAGTGTGGTAAGTCCCACCCTTCTAAATCTGTGTCGGTAACGGTACCGCCTAAGCCAACGCCGGCGATTTCGTTATCTATCATTACTTTGTAATTAGCCATTAGTTAACTCCAGCTACTTATTATCTCAAGGCCGGCTTCACTCTGAAGCAGGTTTCCAGACGGGGTTTCTAGTATTGCAGGGGCACTAAAACTAGTTATATTTATTGTTAAACCAGAGGCGGCTAACTTTGTCATAACAGCTAGGTAGTAATCCTCTAGCTTGGTCTGGCTACCTAAGTTATCCATAACTGGCACTAACAAAAATAACTTAAAACGTACCGTAGGGGCTATGGCAGTTTTAACGTTGCTGTTAACCAAAATAAAAGGGTCGTCATTGGCGATAACTAGCGAGTTGCTTAAAGGGATTTCTGGGACGTGATTAAAGACTGTCCAAACTCCAGTATTAGCTAGGGCTGTAGCTAGTGTTGATCTAAGGGTAGTTATGGCTGCAGGCATTAGCCCACCATAGAGTTAGGCGATAAGTATGGGGCTATAAGTCCGCGTACTTTTGCTATAAGGGTATTGCCTAGCTGATAAGGCGAGGCTATAAAGCCGTCAATAGTAGTAATGCTGGCCCCTGGGGCTTGTCTGGCTTGCCAGATAGTCGTAGCTAGTGCAGCTGCAGCTTCGCGTACAGCTGGGACACTTGCATAGGCTGTAGCGTGATTAGGTCCAGTAACTAGGCCGTAAGGTCGAGTTAAGTGTGTAGTTTGATCTGCAGCTGTTTTATCGTAAGTAAAAGTATAAGTACCGTAACCGGTAATAGTTTTAGTTCCGTTAAAAGTAGTGCCTGCCGCTGATATGACTACAGACTGGCCAGTTACAAAGCCATGAGGTGTAGGGGTCGTAATCGTTGCAACGTTTGCGCTTAAAGCTGTTGCAGCTATAGGGGCAGTGTTAAACCAAAGATACTTATTGAGTATTTCCTCTGTAGCAGAACAGACTTCCTCTACTGAGGCGTCTGTGTAAAGGGTAATTCCAGTTATGTTGAGCAAGGCGCGTAACTCAGCTTGCGTTATATATGTTGCAGCCACGCGCTTTACTCCTTACGTTTTGGGCCTAGACCCCACCGGACTAGGGGCAGGGTCTAGGGTTCTAGGGTTTTAGGCTTATGCCTTGTTATTCTTGAACGCGCCGCCGTCTGCCAAGTTAGCAAGGGCACCGTATCCGTAGTACATGATTTCGATTTGTCCGCTAGCAATTACGTTAGTGGTTAAACGTAGTGCTGGGGATTCGTACCAGGTGAAGCAGTCAGGGTTGACGATCAAAAGCGTACCGTCGCCGTCGCCTGAGTTTGCATAATCTACGTATAGATCAAGTCCTGCGACGTTGCCGCGTAGGCTTGATACTGATACTGCGCCGCCTGCGTTTTGTGGCTGTTGCGCTGTGTAGATTGGTCGCCCTGCGTCGTTAAGGGTCATAATGTTTGCCCATTGTCCGCTTGAAGCGATCATGTTACGAGCAAAACGCTTTGAGTTTGAGTACACGCTAGCTGCACCGCGTGAAACGATACCTAGAAGCTCTGCAGCTGTTGGGTAAGTAACAGTAGTAGTAGCGTCTGTAGTAGCTGCAGTAATCAAAGCACCGTTAACAAAGTTATTGGTAGCTAGTGCGTAAGCGTCAGCCATTTGTTGAACCAATACGTTTAAAAATACTGGGTCTGAACGGTCAAACAATTCAACGGATACAGTGTTTTGTCCTGCGTACTTATTTACAGTAGCAGTTACAAACTCTACCTCCATGCCGGTTTCTGAAGGTGCTGATCCTTCGTTTGTATCGGCAACCGTAGGGACGGTTTTAATGCGAGGGATTTGTAGCGACATACCCATAGCAGGAAGGCTGGCA